GCTCGATGCGGTCGTCGTCGGTGTGCTTGGCCTCGAACACGACGGCCCGGCCGCCCTTGAGGGTGCCCTTGTAGTCCGGCTGGGCCTGCTTGGTGTAGCAGGCGAGGAACTGGCCCTTGTAGTTTTTCGGCCCGAGCGGTTTCATGGGCTCCGGCGTCTTTTCAATCTTGGCGAGCCCCCGGTCGAGGTAGTAGTCGCAGGAGCCGGAGATCATCGCCTCGAAGTAGCTGCCGGCGAGCCGGGCCTGTTTGCCGCGGATCTGCGCCCGGATGTGCTTCTCGGCCTCGTAGGGCGTCGGGTCATTGTAGCCCTCGGCGTTTTTCTTGGGGTTGTCTGCCATGGCGATCACCCGCCGATCTCGAGCCGGCTGCCCGGGTTTTCCTTCAGGCGCTTGGCGAGGTCGATGATGATACGGCCGTCCACCTCGATGCTGATGGGCCCGTGGTTGAGATGCTCGTTGCAGCGGGCCATCGCCCGGAAGGCCGGCACCCGGATGATGACGCTGCCGGCGTCCTGCGGATCCTCGTCCTGCTTCTCGGCCTCGGGGATCTCGCTGATGGCCTTGAAGCCGTTGAGCACGGGGATCCCGTGCTCCCGGGCCAGCTCGATCTCGGCGGCCATGCCGGCGGTCGGGCAGTCGAGGCCGAAGGCCCACAGCTCGTCGCACATGAGCACCAGCTCGCGGCCGATGCTCAGGCCCAGCTCGCGCTCGGCCGGGACGGTGTCGTCCATGAACTGCGTGAGGTAGATGTGCGGGGTGATAGGGATGCAGCCGCGCTCCACGGCGGCCCGGCTGAACTCCTTGGCCCGCTGGATGTTGTTCTCGTAGTCCCCGCGGCACGGGGAGCAGATGTAGACCTTTTTCATGGGGTTATGTCCTCCTTATGCGTGAGCACTTTGGCCCATCGCTTTTTGTACTCGGCCGGCGGCTGCTTCTCAGGAAAGAGTGAGAGCTGCGTCGGCCTTCCTGCGTATCTCTGCTTGTTCCACCTTGGCTTTCCGGCCTTCTCGGCCTCCAGCGTCCAGCCCGCTGCCTTCAGGCTTGTCCCGGGCTCGCTCTGGAGCGTGAAGGTGATGATCTTGCCGTAGCCCTCGCGCTTCGCCCGACGGGCGCAGGCGGCGTATAGGGCCGAGCAGGCGTTCCTCGTCCCATCGGTGCAGAGGCGCGTCACCTCGAGCGTGTTGCCGTCATCCAGCCGGCGGCCGGTTGGGCGTCCCACAATGGCGACGCCGCAGAGGCGGCCGTCCTTGAAGGCTGCGAGGCTCCATTTGTGCCCGACGACTCTGCCATGGTGACGGTGCGCGGCCTCGACATAGGCGTTGGCCTGCTTCAGCGTCGTGGGCTTGATCTCGATCACCTGCTGCGCCAGCTCTGGCCGGTGATGGTGATGGCCCTGCACATTTCCATGAGCCGGTCGATGGTGGCCCGGGCGGTCATGTCGTCCCGGGTCTCCCGGGGTGTCATGCGCTCGATCAGGGCCTCGGTGTCGTAGTTGGTGGTCACTATGGTCGGCAGGTATGCCTCATAGCGGCCGTTGATGATGTTGTAGACCGTGGAGATCGCCCACTCGGTCGGCGGCTCCTTGCCGATGTCGTCGATGACGAGCAGCGGGACGGTCTTGTAGATCTTCAGCACGCTGCCCTCGTCGGTGTCGCGCTTGGAGAATGTGCGCTTGATGCGCTCCAGCAGGTCGATCATGGTCATGCAGACGACCGGCCGGCCCTGCGCGATCAGGTGGTTGGCGATGGCTGCGGCGAGGTGTGTCTTGCCGGTGCCCGGCGGGCCAGCTATAAACAGGCCGTTTCGGCCGGGCTCGGGAGCCCCGGGCCGAGGCAGCAGGGTGTCGAAGCTGTCGGCGTACCTGCGGGCCGCTGCGGCTGCTCGCCGGTTGTCGTCGGTGAGCTGGAAGGTCTCGAAGGTGCGCCGCAGGAAGCGGTCGCCCATGCCCGACTCGCCGATGATGCGGTTGATGCGCTCCCGCATTTTGCGCTCGGCCTCGGCCTTGCGTCGGGCCTCCTCCTCGGCAGCCTTGGCGGCCTTTTCCTCCTCGTAGGCTTTCACGGCCTGCGGGCAGGTGCAACGCTCGGCTCCGTAGGGCGGCCAGATGATGCGGTCGCCGAACTTGATGCCCTTGTGGTATCTCATGGCCCCGCAGAACTCGCAGCAGACAGGCTCGGGGGTGCCCGGAAGGTCAGCCACGCGCTCATCGTTGCTCCAGATCCAGCGGTCGCCGTCGTCACTGGTCTCCGTCGTCGTCTGCCGGCTTGAAGCCCTTGCCCCAGTCTCGGCCGGCGTCTGCATCCCGCTGAGGATCTCGCTGATAGCCTTCACCTGTGCTCACCTCCTCGCCGTTCTCCCAGTAGCCGCCGTTGAGCCATGTGGCCGGGTTGGGGATAAAGCGGCCATTATCCCGGCGCCACTGTTCGGAGTGCTTCTGAGCGTTGACGGCCTGCATGATGGCCTCATGCAGCTCGGCCGTCGGCTTGATCTTCCTCCACGCCTTGAGGGCGTACTGCTTGCCGACTTTCTTGGGGTAGGCGTTCCAGAACTCGTCAAACCTGACCTCGATGGGCGACTTCTTCCCCGCGCCATCCCCCTCGTCTGAGGGGGTAGGGGGTGTTACTCTCCCTTTCTTTTCTCTACTCTGGTCTACTCTACTCTTGCCGCCGGTCGTTGGCGTGGCGTCCGGCGGTTGTCCAGCGGTCGGCGTCTGGTCGTCCTGCGTATCGTCCGAGGACGAAGCGGCGGCAGCACGGCGGCGGGCCGACCGTTCTTTCTCGGCCTGCCGTTGGTCGATCAGCTTGCCGGCGTACTCGTACCAGTCGTGGATCTCGAGGGCGCCGTCCTCATTTTCGTCGATCCAGCCGGCCCGGATCAGCGTCTCGGCCAGCTTTTCGGGCTCTCCGTCCCACTGTGCCGCCCGGGCGATCATGCGCGGGGTGATGCCGGCGAGGTCTCCCTTGGGGGCGTTGTCGAGGGCCCACAGCCAGAAGGACACGAGCAGCCCCATCATGTGCGGCGGGGTGATCTCGAGCTCGTCGGCTGCGTCAAAGAGCTTGCGGTGGTCTTTGAGTGTTTGGTGCACTTGAAGCCATGCCACGGTCGTCACCTCCTTTTATGCGGTCGCGTGTCTTTGGCTCGTTTTCGGTCGGCCGCCGGTCGCCCGGCGGTCGTTCAGAATGGCAAATCTCCATTGTCGTCCACCTCGGTGAAGTCGCCGGAGCTGTCCGGGTAGTCGGCGAAGTCGCCGCCGGTGTCCTGATGGCCGGCGCCTGCCCCGTCCTTCTTGCTGTCGCAGAAGTGGACAGAGGAGACGGTGATCTCGGTGGCCTTGCGGTGGTTGCCGTCCTTGTCCTCGTAGTTGCGGCTGGTGAGCTCGCCCTCCACGAGGACGAGCCGGCCCTTGGTGAGGTACTTGCTGACGAACTCGGCCTGCGCACGCCACGCGACGCAGTCGATGAAGTTGGTGATCTTCTGGCCGTCCTTGGTCTTACGGCCGGTGTCGCTGGCGAGCCGGAAGCTGGTGATCGCCACGCCGCTCGGGGTGTGTCTGAGCTCAGGGTCGGCCGTCAGCCGCCCTTGCAGTCCTGTGTGGTTATACATCAGCCTTGACCTCCTTGCTGGTTATGCTGCGCGGCAGCAGCGTCGAGGGAGTTGCAGATCTCGTCGTACTCCTGCCGGGTCAGAGTGGCCGGATCCTGCTTCTTGTACTTCTCGAGGATCCGGGCGATGGTGCGCTCCTTGGTCATGCCGGCGGCCTCTGCCTTCTTGTAGAGGCAGCTGAGCTGCGCCTCGGACAGACGGCCAGAGCCCTGCCCCTGACGCTGCTGGCCCTGTCTGGAGCCGCCAGAGCCGCCCCCGGGGCCTTTACTCTGCGCGCCGAAGTCGCTGTTGTCGGGATCGTCCTCGCCTTGGTCGATGCTGAACTTCTCGAATAGGTAGTATTTCAGGGCGTAGGTGTGGGCGGCCCCCTTGGCCTTGGCCGGGTCGTCGTTCCAGCCGAGGGCGTGGACGACTGCCTCCAGCGTCTCGTCGTCGTTGTCGAGGTTGATCCAGCGGATCGTCAGGTCGGCCTCATAGAGGAACATGAGCTTGTCGCCGTTGTAGGTCTTGGTCTGCATGGTGATCCAGTAGACCGGGTCGCCGTTCTCGGCGTAGCGCGTGGCCTTCTCGCCGATGACCTCGAAGTCGACGCCGAGCTCGTTCATGATGGGGGTGATTTTCTCCCACACGTCGTAGATCTTGGCGTACTTGTATTTGACGCCTTCGCTGTGCTTCTTCTTGACGATCTCCGGGCAGGCTTTTCGCATTTCCACGAGCTTCTGCCGGAGCGTCAGACAGCGGGCCTCGATGGGAGGAGCCGCAGCAGCGGCCGCCTCCGGCTTTTTGGTCTCAGTTGCCATGTGGCACCTCCTTTAGATGTCGACCGTGAAGGTGGCCGGGGTTTCGTAGGCCGTGACGCCCTCCACGATCTCGCCGGTGCTCTGGATGGTGGCGATCTCGCCGGTGTAGGCGAGCAGTTTCTTCAGCTCGCCCCACTTGGCCGACTCCTCGACCTTGACGAGGTCGCCGTAGCCGTTTTCGCGCAGCCACGGCACCAGCTTGGAGTCGTCGACCGTGGCCTTGACGGTGCCCTTCTTGAGGGTCAGGGTGCCGGAGAGAAGCCGGTATTTCTCGGTCGTCTTGGTGGTCTTGTGGGGCACGGTGTTGAAGAAGTCGGCGAGGCAGGAGGTCAGGAAGGCGGTGCCGTTCTCCATGCGCCGGCGGGCGGCTTCAACCTTCTCCTCGATGGCCGCCTTCTGCTGGTCGGCCAGTTCCTTCAGGCGGTTGTACTCGCTGCGCTCCTCGGCGATCTTGCGGATGGCCCAGTCTGCGCAGCGGTCGTCGGTGATGCGGAAGGGGGCGCGCTCGCCCTGCTCCACGGTGCCGAGGTCGACCTGCTCCAGCTCGTCGAGGGTGACGGCCGGCAGCGCCTCGGCCGGGGCCTCGAGGGCCTCTGCCTGCTGTTCTGCGGCGATGGCCGCGGTGGTTTTATCGCTCATGGTGATGCTCCTTTCGTGCGTTTAATATCAGATTGCACTCTGCGGTGAGTATTGCGATCTGTTCGATTTTTGCCGCGAGCTCAGCCTCTATCTCGAGTGAGTGGCATCTGGCCTCGGCGGCTTCTCGTCCGAATATTGCGTCCGTAGTTACTCCGAAGTAGTCTGCGAGGCTGTTAATCACTCTTGCGCTCGGCTCCCTTGCCCCTGTCTCGTATGCAGCGAGAGACGGCTGTGATATACCTATATCCTTAACTGCCGCGAGCTGGTGTTGCGTCATACGTCTGGCTTTGCGCAAGTTTCTGATGTTTTCGCCGATGATGTGGGCCATCGTTGCCTCTTTCGTCTCCATCAGCGGATCCTCTCCGCGAAGAAGCGGTGGCCGCCGACTTCTGCGACGAAGATCTGGCTCTCATGCCAGTCGCTCGTCACGAGGGCGGGGTTGTAGAAGTACATGACGGGGGCGTCGATGGCGACCTCGCCGCGGTCGAATACGGCCGCGACGGCGTCCTTGACGCTCTGCGTGGGGTCGGGGCGGTTGCTGGTGTAGCTGTAAATCACGACGGCCTCAGAGGGTTGCACGCCCTCCTTCTCGGCGGCGTTGAGAATACACTGAGCGACCAGCATTTGCCCCTCGAAGCTCTCACCGCCGGCCTCTGCCATGACGACGCGCTCGACGGTGTCACGCTCGCTGGCGCTGAGGTAGAAGCGGACGGTCGGCTCGGTCTGATCTGTCGTCTGCGCGCTTTCCGCGGGCGTCGTGACGACGGCCGCCGGACGTTCTGGCGCTGCGTCCGAAGCCGCCGGCCTTTCTGTTGCCACGCTCGAGATGACCATGACGATGCCGGCGACGATGGCGGCCGCCGCCATCAGGACGGACGCCTGCCGGATCCGGGCCTTGGCACGGCGCCGGCGGCGTGCTATACTTTGGGTGCGGGATCCGTGCGCTGGCGAGCTGCCGGATGTTCTCGCGGGGGTCGCCCGGTTGCAGCGGGCGGCCCTTTCTTTTGTTGCTTCCATGGTTTTCTCCTTTCACTGGCCCCGGGCCGCCATGATGGCCCCGCAGGCCGCGAGGGTGTAGTCGCTGAACTCGGTCTCTTTTACGGTATCGGCGGTCAGCAGGACGAGGTACTCGTCGTTGTAGTAGTCGATCTCCGGGTTGCGTTCCCGGCAGAGGTCGAGCTTCCTGCGGGCGTATGGCTCAGAGCGTTCCCACAGACTGTTGGGGATCCAGCGGCCGAGGTACTCCTCGACGCGTTCACGCAGCTCCTCGCTCGTGATGGTGATGGTGTTCATGCGCTTTTCTCCTCGAACAGTTTCACGCCTATCCCCACGGTGTAGAGACGTTCGACTCGCTGTATCTTTTTGCTTTTGTCCAGCGTCGTGGTCAGCGTAAAGCTCGCAACTTCCGAAAAATCTCCCGGTGCGCTGTATTCCGATATAATGACGATGTTGTGCTCTCCCATCGTTCTGCACCAGTCAAAGAAGTCATCGGTATCAAAAGGCCGTCCGCTGTACCCGGTTACTCCCGCATAGGGAGGGTCGCAATAGATGGTTGCGCCTTTCAGCCCACTCCACTGCTTGTAGTCACAGCAGATAAAGGCCGTGCCGCAAAGGTTAGGCGCCTGCTTTTTTAGGTTTCGGATTGCCTCGTCGGTGTAATTTCTGACAGTGCCGATTTTGGTGTGCACCCTGTTTGCATATCCTCCAAAAAATTTGGCGTTATACGACGCACAGAAGCCGACGAGGCCCACATACCACTCGGGATATGCGCTCATATTCCCCCGCACGGCTTCATACTCCTCGCGGGTTATAGTGTCAGGGATCTCCTCTTCGCGCTTTGCGGCATTGAGTAGCTCGATCAGGTACTTGTCGTTATCTGCTCCTATCTTGCACGGAGCGATCACCTTGTCGATGATGTTGGCGCCGCCGACAAATGGCTCGACATAGAGGCCGGTCTGCCCCTCTGCGATGGCCTTGTGGATCAGCGGAATAATCCGGCCGCTGAGGCGCTGCTTACTCCCGATGAATTTCACGACGATCACCTGCGTGCCATCCGGGCCGGGAGCGTCTGCTCCGGGCGGGTGATGGTCTTGTTGAAGCCCTGCGGCTCATAGCGCACGCCGGTGATCCGGCGGCCGCTAACGCCGTACTTGGGGTTGTAGCCGAACAGGTTGACGTAGTTGGCAAGGTCGTCCCGTTCCTCGTCCATGGCCTTCAGCACCTCGAACAGAGCGAGCACATCGTCGATGGCCCGGTGGCTGTTCTGCACCTTGTCCTCCAGCTCGTAGGCGATGATCGCGTTGGCGAGCTTGTGAGGGTAGGCGCGCCGGTCTTTGTAGACCGTCAGGCTGTCCAGCCAGTCGAGGTGCCCGGGATTGAAGCCCCGCAGCAGCTCCCGCAGAAAACAAGCGTCAAACTGCGCGTTGTGGGCTACCATCAGCACAGGGCCGGGCTTGACCAGCTTGAGGAAGCGGCTGACGGCCGTGCCACTCTGCACGCCCTCAGCCTCCAGCAGCCGGTCGGTGATCCCGGTGAGGGTGACGATGTTCTCGGGGAGCTTCTCACCCTCTGGCAGCTTGATGAAGGTGTCCATCTTGCCAGCGATCCGCAGGGCCCCGGTCTGTGTGCGCTCCACACGCAGCGCCGCGAGCTCGATGATCTGGTTGTCTCCCGGGTTGAGGCCGCTGGTCTCCGTGTCGAAAATGACGAGGGCCTTGTAGCGGTCGAGCAGGCTGGAGAGGTTACTCATGGGCCGCCTCCTTCTCCCGGATGGCCCGCAGCTTCCCGAGCAGGAAAGAGACCTCGGCCGCGAACTGCTCCCCGGTGGCGTAGGTGCCGCCGAACTGTTCGACCAGCTCCGCGACGATGGTGCCAGCTTCCTGCGGGCCGACTCCAGTGTCCTCGTCGCCATCCTCGACCGAGATCAGGAGATCGGAGTCCAGATAGCAAGCGGGGCGCAGGCCGCCGTAGCCGAAGTAGGCGATGTACCAGCTCAGCGAGCCATCGAACCAGACGAGGCGGGCGCTATGCTCGTACCCATTGGCGGCGGTGCTGTATGCGGTAGAGAGCCACCACCAGTCGTCGGCGTTAGGGATTACATCGCGGTTGCGCCGGTACTGGTCGACGGTCAGCGAGAAGATGGTGACGGTGCAGGTGCCGTAGTCCTTCAGGCCGTCGTCGGCCGTCAGGTCGAGCTCAGTCTGGAGTAAGGCGTTGGGGCCCTTCACGGCGTCGATCAGGTTGTCGAGGTATGGGCCGTTCATCCACTCTTTGCTGCTGGAGGTTGCGAAGTTGTTGCAGTTGTTCTCGTCAAAGGGCTTGTTCGGGATCAGATCGAGGCTCAAACAGAGGGTGCGGCCGCTGGCTTCGTGCTCCAGCGCGACCCATTTCTCGCCAGCATAAGGGAAGATGGTGCCGCGGGCGGCGGCCTTGAGAGCTTTCTTCATGGTTTTGCTCCTTTCGTTGTCTGCGGCCGGTCGTTCTGGCCGGGCCGCTGGTTTGGTAATGTCTCGCCGGCGCGCAGCCGGCTCTCACAATGCGGGCAGATGTAGCCGCCGCGGGGGATCTGCTGGTATATGCTCACATTCCAGTAAAGCCCGCAGCCGACGCACTTGAACTTCACGAGCTTCCACCCCCTTCCGAAGCCAGCGCAGCGAAGAAGGCCCGCCGGATGCGGTTGCGGTATTTCTTGCGGACGCGGGCCCGCTTCGCGTGGAGGGCGTAGTGGCGCCACTTGGGCGGGGCCCGGCGCAGTATGAAGTCGTCGAGCGTCTCGCTGAAGAAGTCCGCGAGCGTCCTGATGGCCTGAGCGGCCCACTCGATCATGCGGTTGATGGCCTCGATGATGTTGTCAAAGGCGTTGAGGATCCGTTGCACGGCCTCCGGGCTGAGCTTCATGCTGCTGGCGGCCTCTGCGACGCGCTCGACGGCCTCCTCGGTGGCGTTGGGGTAGTGGTCGGCCACGACCTCGACGAGGGCAGCGTGGGCGGCTCTGGCCCGCTGTGCGGCCTCATAGTCGGCGACCGTCATGCTGCCGTCGTAGGCGTAGAGGTTGGGCTCGTCCTCCGGGCCATCGACCAGCCGCTCGCTGAAGGGGAGGCCGGCCTCGGCCGCCTGCTGCCGGGCCGCTTCGATGTCGGCCCGGGCCTGCATGAGGGTGTCATCGTCGGCGAGGGCATTGGTGCCCCGCTCGTAGTGCCAGCGGATGCCGGCGGCGATGTCGTCGATGGTCATGTCGCCGAAGTGGCCGAGGTAGTAGCCGTTCAGGGCCACGGCCCGGGGGTCGAGGCGCAGGGCCTCGAGGGCGTCGTTGATGTCGCCGGTCTCCCACTCGTTGTTGCTGAGGTCGCTCCAGACGGTCAGGGCGTGCCACGAGCGGCCGGTGCGGTAGACGATCAGCCAGCCGATGCCGTTGCGGATCTCGTCGGCATACTCCCGGGCGATCTCTTTCAATGCTGCCATGCTGGTGCCTCCTCTCTGATGATGCGGGCGACCGTGACGAGGTCGTCGATGTCGTGCTTGGTGATGTAGGTGTCGGCCTTGGGGAGCTTGAGGTGCCGCAGCAGCGGCTCGGGCCCGTCCAGCAGGAAGGTGTGGACGGCCACGGCGTTCAGCCGGTAGACCGTCACCTCCACGATGCAGCGGCCGCCGTTGTCCTCCAGCTCGGCCGGGAACGAGGCCCGGCAGAGCAGCGAGGCGTCGAACTTCATGGCGTAGGTCATGATGCAGCACCCTCTCTCTCGGAGAGCCACTTGCCGAAGTCGCGCCGGATCTCTCGCTTGCTGGTGTAGCTGCGCGGGTTGAAGTACCCGCAGGAGAAGATCGTCACCTCGTAGAAGCTGTCGAGCAGCTCGATGGCGGTGGCTGCCGCTTCTGCGATGCTGTTGCACTCGTAGTAGGCGACAAGGATGCTGCCGCCGGGGCCCCCGTGGAGATCTTCGTCCACCTTGCAGCCGAAGCCGGTGCAGATCCCGTTGTAGGTCTTAGTCGTCATGGTTTTGCTCCTTTCGTCTTGGCCCGGACTCGGCCGGGGTGCTTGGCTTGGCTCCCTGAAAACGAAAAACACGGCCGCCGGCGGCGATCAGGAAGCGGCGCGGGTGCGCAGCTTGTCCATCTTCAGCGTCGGGGTCGTGTTCGTCTGTTTCATGGGGGCCATCTCCTTTCTTCGGCCCGGCGGTGCCGGGTGTTCTTGGCTACTGTGCGAGGGTTGCGACCGATTTCTTTCCCCTGCGCTTGAAGCTCTCACGGAGCCGCCTCTCGGCCAGCTCTGCGCTGTACCCCTCGCGCTGGTTGGCGTCCAGCTCGCCGGTCGCGCCGCGCTGGAGCTCCTTGTAGATCGTGGTGTAGTGGACGGAGAGGCGGGCCGCGATGTCGGCGGGCCGGTCTCCGATCAGGTACCACGCCTCGATCTTTTTCCTGTCCTCGAAGGTCAGGTAGCGGTACTTTCCCGTCGTTCTCACCTCCGTCTATGGGGTCGATATAAAAGAAAAAATGCACAGCCGACTCGGTTGAGTCTCTGTGCATTTAATAATAACGGGGGCGGTTCCGGCGCATTCATCACAAAATGCTGGACTTTTCTCCCAGTTGGCGTTATACTATGACGAATTGAATGGCTCCGGATGTGTCCGGCGCGGCGGGGAGGCCCCATGTATCATCTGCTTTGGATCTTTTTTATCTACGCCTTTCTGGGGTGGTGTACGGAAGTGAGTTATGCCGCCCTCAAGACCGGGCGGTTCGTCAACCGGGGCTTTCTCAACGGGCCGGTCTGTCCGGTCTACGGCTTCGGTGTGGTCATTGTACTGTGGGTGCTGGAACCTCTGCGGGGGAACCTGCTGCTGCTCTTCCTTGGGTCGGTGGCCCTGACCTCCCTGCTGGAGTGGCTGACCGGCTTTGTGCTGGAGCGGCTGTTTCACCAGCGCTGGTGGGACTACTCCCAGGAGCCCTTTAACCTGGGTGGCTATATCTGCCTGCGCTTCTCCATTGCCTGGGGGCTGGCCTGCCTGTTTGTGGTCAAGCTGCTGCATCCCTCTGTCCTGTGGTGCATCCGAACGGTCCCTTATCCCATGGGAGTGGGGCTGCTGGCTCTCTTTTCCGCGGTCATGGCGGTGGATCTGGCCGCCACGGTGCGCACCATTGCCCGTATGAACCGGCAGCTGAGCCAGCTGGATGAGCTGGCCGCCGGCATCAAGGAGATGTCCAACGAGCTGGGGGCGAACCTGGCCGACCGGGTGCTGGACGCCGCGGAGATCGGAGACGGCCTGCGGACGGACCTCCAGG